CAGCAGCTGTTCTCATTCTTGCCAAATCAGCATTTGATATAATAGTACCATCAGATTTTGGTACAAACAATTCTGGGCCAACTTCCCCAACTAAGTAAGATTTGCCTACTTGTACTGGGCCTCCCATTGCCCTGACTTCTGGTTCGGTTTCTGGAATACTTCCACTAAACAATGAATCAGGCAACCACTTCATAACCCAATTTGGAATAAAGTCTTTAATCACACTACCAACATCAATTTGGAAAAGTCCAGAAACATAATCCCAAATTTTAGATAGGCCATCCTTTACAGTCTGCCAAAGACTAAAACCTGCTTCACCTTCTGGTACACCATTCCAACTAAACAGGCCTGTAAACCATTCTTTAACTGATCTAAATACACCAAGCACAGCATCCTTGAGATTCGTCCATCCTTCAGAAACCGTATCTGATGCAAAGGTAAATTTATCAGTAAACCAAGTTTTAACATTTGTCCACATAGCACTTACTGCATCCTTCAGGTTAGTCCAACCTTCTGTAGCTAAGTCCTTTGCGAATGTGAATTTATCAGTAAACCAAGTTTTAACATTTGTCCAAACTCCAAGAACAGCGTCTTTAAGGTTTGTCCAACCCTCTGTAGCTAAGTCTTTTGCAAAAGTAAATTTATCAGTAAACCAAGTTTTAACCCCTGTCCATACGGAACTTACGAAGGTGTTGAGGTTAGTCCAACCTTCTGCTACTAAATCACCACCCCATGCGAATAGTCCTTTAATCCAAGTTACTGCTCCTGTAACTGCGCCCATAAAAATACTACTAACATCAGTGAATGTGCCGAGTGCAGTAGTCCAAAGACTGGCAGCTGTTGCTTTAATGGTTTCCCAATTAAATTTTTCTGCAATCCAATCAATTCCTTTTTGAATAAGATCAAATGGATATTTTACTAATTTTTTAACACTAGTAACAAAGTCTAAGTTTTTTAGTCCAGAAGTATCTAATCCAAACAATCCCCCAATCCATGCAATTCCAGCAGTTATTAGATTCAACGGATATCCAATTAAATTGGCTACAAGATTTGATATACCCCCACCAATAGAATCTACAAATGTACCAACTAGAGTTGTTGAATCACTATTCATCCATCCTTCAAATGCACCAACTAAAGTATCCCATACTCCTATGAGGAAGGTGATAGGAAGAAAAATTTTGCCCAGTATAGTTCCAAACCCTCTTGCAAATCTGGCGATAAACGAAAAACTTTTCATAAACCCACCAATAATTTTTCCTGTTCGTACAAAAAAACCAAAAAGTCTGCCAGCAAACCTAAACATGCTGCCAAATACTCTTCCTACCATTCCGAGAGTTTTTCCTATAAAACCCACAAATTTACCAAACATTTCTGCAATTTTGCCGGCACCTCTCAATCCACGAGTACCTATGGCTTTTACAGCATTACTAATTGATCTAATAACATCTCCAAAGGCGCCAAATATCCTTGCAAGTCTACCACCTTTTGTAAATGACATTAGTAGTTTTATTTCAGAACCTAAAGTTTTGAAGAAAGAGGCAAGGGCGATGACAGGAGCAGCAATCAACCCAGCCACTGCGCCAAGTCCCATCCCTGCCTTTTCGTTTGCCATATCTATTAGATTATTACCAATTCTCCAAATCCCCTTAACCATAGTTTGTAAGAGAGATTCTTGTCTTTTATCTGCACGCTCTTTCTGTCTCTTTTCTTCAGTTAGTTTTGCACCAGACACCGCATTCCCACCAATTTGTTTTAGTACTCTTCCCATACTATTCAAGCCAGGGATTGCATTTGCAAACGCCTCCATGGGCCCAGTTATTGAAGAGGTTACTTTCTGTAGCCCTCCACCAACATCTTTTTTGATGATACTTCCGACACCATCAAGTAGCCCCTTTTGTGCATCTTTTGACTTTTTGCCCTCATCCTTTACTGCTTTGGTGGTAGCTTCAGTTGCAGTTACAAGTTTTCCTTGTTCGCCTATCAACTCTCTAAGTTGATTGTTTTGATAGGCGATATTGGAATTAACATTAGACAGACTCTTTCGATTCTGTTCTTGATTATTCTGAAGTTGTTTAACTACATCTGAAAAGTCTGCCATTTACTTTACCTTACTTCTTTTTCAAAGCATCTGCGCCAAAGAAAGCTGATACCAATACAGCGATTGATGCAAAGTAGGTTGGAGCAATGTCTGCAATCAGTGTTGCAGCTTTGTCCATACCCAATAGAGATGTGACTGCGATGCCTGCTGGATATACCAACAAACCTGCCAAGGAGAACCAAGCCATCTTGCGAATAGCATCTCTTTGAGCATCTGCATCTTCCATCTCTTTACGTTTAAATTCCAAATACATTTCATGCTCACGATCATCAACTACACCGTCACCATTGGTATCTGCTGGGTGTAATTTGTCTTTAGTTTCTTCTGCCATAACTCTCTCCTTAACTAGTATTTATTGTTAGCAGCTCGTTGCCTTTCTTTTATTCTCTCATCTTCTAACCACTGTAGGAGCATAGAAACATAGATTTCCCTTTCCCACGGTATCAAATTTTCAATATCTGTTAAGGAGTATTTGTGATGTTGAATTAGTTGGAAATTCATATGGTAATAATTTTCCAAACTATTGTGGGAAAGGGCTATTAGAAAAAATCAGATAGACCTTGCAACACAATTTCATTCACAACCCCAGTGTTGGGATTAGTTACCTTAACAGTGTGTTTCACCTTTGGCATAGTGTCAAAAAATGCACTTACCTTTTGAAATTGTTCATGTGACATAGATTCAATGAATTCATTCAAATCTTTATCTTCCATGTCATTTTTTACATAAACATTGTCTGCATCATAAATTTGTGCAACGCATTTTTTGATAATATCAAAAGATACGCCTGCATCATCAGCATCAGTAATGTCTGATAACATACTGATTTTTGGATAATCAAGAACAAGACCAATTGTGTCTGTTATTTTGACATTGTTATCATGTCCTACTTCTTTTATACATTCAACTTTACTCAAGTCTATGTTTACGTCAACTTGTGTTTCACCATCATCTGGGCATGTCACTTTAATTGATGCAGTCTCACCAACCGATTTTGATCTAAGTTGTAGAAAAACATACTCCAAATCAAAAATAGGCATGGTATTTGGATCAAGTGAACCAAATGTACATGATGAAATAATATCACCAACTGCTCTGAGCATGTCAGTAGATTCGCCCGATTGTTGGGCTAGCAGTAGTGTCTTTTCCTCTTTTACAAGGAATGGACGGTATTCAACTTTTTGTCCAGTTGAAGGGAGCGTCAACTCATATTTCGCCGTAGCGAGTTTAGGTAATGCCATAATTTATCTCCTATATGCATTATATATTTGTTCTTTAAATATCAGCCTCTTGACTGAATATAGAATTTAAAATCAATGAATTTGTATCTGCAATTGGTGTTTCTGGTGCAGCATTCAAATTGGTTCTTCTAAATTGCATATTTCTTGGTGCGCTTCCAGCAGTAGTGTCTGGATTGGATACAACTCTTCCATTTGCGTCTAAGAATGAAATATCCTTAAATGCAAAGGATACTGGTTGTCTTGCAATTTCATTTGTTGATCCCATACTATATTCAACGGGCCCAAGAGTTTTAGGGAATGCTTGATTTAATTTTACCCCTGCCTTTCGCTCTCCATTTTTATCCAATTGAAAAATATCAATTGGACGATTATACGAAGCATAATATTCCAAGTCAAAGGTATTAGGTTTATAGATATAGTCCATCCACATCATAAAATAGTGTCGTTCAAAATGTTCTGCTGAAAGTAAAAATGTCATTGATACTTCTTCAGCATATGTTAACCCCTGAGCCATTTCGTGTGTTGGGCCATAAATGTTTTCGTTTGTCACAGTTCTAATATTCTTTCCAGGCATGGTGACACTTTCTACTCTAAAAGAAACGTGTCTATCATCTCCATAACTTGGAACCGCTTGTGCGGGCGCAATAATTCTTACCTCAAATTGATTGGGAAGGGCAGGGCCAGAATATTTACTGAAGCTGCTGACAAATTCATCTAATGCTGCCATTATGGCCTCCTTGGTGCGTTTGCGAGTCGTCTGGAATCTGAGTAAACCTTATTCTCAGTTGCTCTAACAAACCTTTGTACTGGTAACAGAACTGCAACCATCATTTCATCTGCATTGATAACTCTAAACGGAGTTTTGACATGATCGTACAGATATCTTTTGATTGTTGGTTGCACCATTTGATTTCTTTTAATTCTATTCCATGTAAGTCTTATTCTTGTATTCTCATCATATTCTTCATCACTAGCATATTCTGACATGAGATTAAGTAATCTAATTCTCATAGGAATGGATAGATAATGGAAGTTTAATCCCATAAACCCTTCAGTGTATGGACGTAAAGGTGTCACTGGTAATATGAGAGGAAATCTATCATAATACGGAAGCACATTAGCATCATCTTTATATTTGGGACTATACATGAAAAAGTTCATTTTCCCAAACTCAGGCCTGCGAAAAGTAAGTTGTCCTTCACGCACCAACTGCCTTGGTGGGACAGTACCAAGTTCTCTTACCCTTTCACGAAACCAACGGATACTACGATCCTTACCGCCAGTCTTTTCCAGTACGCTTTCTATTATCTCTGCCATACATGTATTTATACAGATTAGCCCAGATGGTCTTCAGTCAGTATCTTAAATTCCATCTGCCTATCGTTGCACCATTCTATTGCTGCTTCCCACTTTGCTTTATTTACACCCCATGTACGGACTTCTTGGACAAATCTTGGTGTTTTGCGTTTTGGTTGTTTGGGAGGGCCACATTGTGCTTTGGGTTTAACCTCTATCAACATCTTTTTGATAGAACCGTCTTGTTGTCGAACTTTGATATAAAAATCTGGAAAATATCGGTGTCTCCTACCATCTAATGGTGACACATATGGTATAATGATCTCTTCACTACCCCATTCTAGAATAGCGTCATTGTTGTCACAATAAACCATAAATCTACGTTCCCACAGACTACTATAAATAATATTTGATGGGTCGCCTTTGTATTTTCGTGTGTTTGCTGGATTATATCTGCCTCTGTATGCCATGTCTATATAAATACTTTCACAATGTATAGGACTATTTAGATGGCAGAACGCACAAGATTAATTAATGGATCATCGAACCTAAAATACCCTTCCGACCTTGGATCGGCAAAGAGCAACTATTACGTTCTTTTTGAAATCAATGTCCAAGAAAAGTCTCAAATAGAATTTGGTTCAACAGCGTATTCAACTACGCCAGGTGGTTCTTCATCTGAATCTAGCACTGTTGCAGTCCCAAGGGCTCCAACAAGAAGGCTTGCTGGTACTATTGCCCTTTACATGCCAGCGTCACTTGAATTAACACATAAGGCGAATTATGCAGAAGCAGAAATTGGTGCAATTGCAGCTGGTTCTTTGGGTGCATTAAAAATGATTACTGGTGAGGGGTTCTCTACTGCTGGTATTGGTGATGCAATTAAAAATGAAGCAGCTAGAGGTGTTTTTGGTGCATTGGAACAAGCAGGGGTTACTGGTGCAAAAGCTGCATCTGAAATTCAAAGAGGTGTTGTTACAAATAACAGAGCAGAAATGAAATTTGAGGGTATAGATAGAAGAGCATTTTCATATACCTTTAAGATGTTACCAAAAGACCCAGCAGAAGCGCAGGCCATTGAAAATATTGTGAGAACATTTAGATATCATTCTATGCCTGAAATTTCTGGTGCTTCTGGGGCTGGTAGAACTATGATTATTCCTTCTACCTTTAATATTACATATAAACCAGACATACACCTTCACAAAGTTGGAGAGTGTGTTTTGGAAACTGTTAGTGTTAAATATGGTGGAGAGCGTCCTCAGTTCTTTAGAGATCACCAACCAGTAGAAACAGAACTTACGTTACAGTTCAAAGAACTTGATCTGGTAACAAAAAGAAAAATCATAAATGATGGGTTCTAATCATGTCATATTTTAATAATTTCCCCACAGTAGAGGTGGACGTATTTGGTAACGGCAGTCGCATACTGTTAACTGATATTGTAAGGAAGGTTAGATTCTCAGACCTTGCAATTCAAAATAATGTTCAATATGATTTCTATGATGTACAAGATGGCGAGACACCAGAAGAACTGGCGCACTATTTCTTTGGTGACCCTCTTTTACACTGGATTATACTTCTTTCAAATAATATTAAGGACAGATATGAAGATTGGCCAATGTCAATTGCTCAATTTGAATCTTATGTAACAGAAAAATATGCAGATGTTAATGGTGTTCATCACTATGAAATATCTCAAACATCTGGCGATACAACAAAAACTATAGAAATTCCTAATGACTCTGCAAACACTATTCCAGTAGATGCAGTTACAGTAACAAATTACGAATATGAAGAAAATCTACAAGAACAAAAAAGAAAGATTAGAATAGTCAAATCAGAATATATAAAACAGATTAAACAAGAATTAAAATCTAGATTGCGTGGAAACTAATAATGGCTGTAATTCAGTACGCTGGTGAATATATTATTGATGAGTGCAAACTTTGCACTGTAGGTGGTTTGGAACTTGACTTAATTGACCTTATTGCATCAATAGACATATATGAAGATATCTTTCAAAATTCTATTTCTGGCGACATATCATTTGTAGATACAAATAATGTTATAGGAAATGCTAGAATTTGTGGACAAGAAAAACTCAAACTAAAGCTTTCAACCCCAAACGCTGATGACACTGATGATAGAAATAAAATCATTAACTTCAGCGATCAACCCCTGTACATCTATAAAATTAATAGCACTCTTAGTATCAATGATAATACGACTGCATTTAGTTTGTCCTTTACTACAGCAGAGATTGTAAGAAACAATTCTATAAGGGTAGTTAAGTCCTATAAGGGCGAACCAGCAAAAGATGTTATCTTAAAAATTCTAAGAGATGATGAACTTCTTAATTCCAAAAAAGAATTTTACTATGAGGAAACCACAAACAACTTTAATTTGGTTGCTCCTAGTGTTCGTCCATTTGCATTCATTAACTCTATTGCAAGAAGATGTACTTCCAAAGAATATGATTATGCTCCCACATTTCTATTCTATGAAACCATCAAGGGATATTTTTTTAGAACGATTGACAGTATGATGGATCGAAAGAATCCAAGACTTATCTATAGAGAGCTCACTCCAAACGAAGATCTTGTAAGAAACAGGCCAGACTTGTTGTTGCAAAACATTTTAGAGTACGATGTTGTTTCTACAACAAACACTCTTGCAAGCAGAAGAGCTGGCATGTATAGTTCAAAACTATTCTTGCTGGATGTATTCAATAAAGATTATAAAGAATTTGAATATGACTATTTAAAAGATTTTGAAAAAGATATTCATGTAGACAAATTTAACAGATACGGTTCTGAGAGGGGCCCAGCGGTATCAGAAATGATTGATGACTACAATAAAAAGATTTCTGAGTATCCAGATTCAGTTTTGTATTATCAACTGATTGATAGAGATACACCAGACGGGCCGCTGAACCCAGCTCAAACAGACCCACACGATTACATGGGAACAGATAAGTGGTTGCAAAGAAGAAAGTCTCGTTTCTCTTCTTTGAACTCCGCTGTTTCATTAAGACTTAAAGTGCCTGGCAACACTGCATTACAAGCTGGTGATTTAATCGGTGTTATACTTAAAGATAATACTACTGGCGAAAATGATATACAGTTAACAGGCAGATATCTTGTATCTAAACTTCACCACTCTTTTACAAGAGGTCAGGGGTTACATAAACATGAAATTCTTATGGATTGTGTAAGAGATACAGTACAAACCAGATATCCGATTCAGGGTGTAGTGTGCCAAGATGGTGGAAGTTCTCTTGATGAACTTATTCCAACTGGCGAATCTGATCCTGGCTCGGTAATGTTCTAAAGGAGGGCCAATTACAACTCAATTTGTTATGAACTTTAACCATTAACTTAACGAGGCTTAACATGACATCCAAACTCAAAAACAGACTTCAAAAAATGACTTTCCAAAAACAGATAAAAAGAAGTGTAGAGGTT